GGGTGCGGAGCTGCTCGCGCACGCCAAGGGCGAGCAAGCCAAGAAAGTCATGAGAGCAAGTCCGGTTTATCAGTACGCCATGGATACCGGCTTGGTGCGCGTCGAATGCAAATGGGGCTATCAATTTCTGAGGGATAACGGACTGCGGTACATGGGTGAGGCAAACATGGGCAAGATCATTAGCATATTCGACCGGGAGACCGGGTTTCTTTTCGGGGCATCGCCCGAGCGGGCCGTCAGGCTCGTTTCGGATATGCCGGCGCGTCTTCGGCTGCCGG